GTCGTAAGCTTTTGTTATTTTGTCTACACGTTTCTTAGAACTTTCGGCGGCCTTTTCATTAGCCTTACCCATCTTTTCGGCGTTGTCTTCGGCTTCGTAACTAGTCAAACCTAGCCAGTCGGTCATCTGTTTGAAGCCGTCAATAATTGCATTAATGGGAATCATTAAAACTTGAAAGGCTTTATCGAGTGCGCCAATTTTATTTAGGAAAACGCCGATACCAACAACAATAGCGGTAATAAATGCAACTAATAAAAAGATGGGGTTTGCGAGTATTTGAACACCTAGCTTAACGAAAGCCCCGCCAAGTGTTTTGATAGTGCCTGTAATGCCCTTAATTGCGCCCGAAATGTCCGCTTTGCCGAGCTTACCTAAGTTGTTCGCGAAGACACTAGCCTTTTCGCTTGCGCCCTCAAAGTCCAAACTAGCTAAGTCCCCTTGAATTGCACCAAATGAATTAGAAATACTTTCGAATTTTGAACCCGCGGTAAAGACGGCAACTTGTTCGTTGGCGTCTTTTAACCTATCGGCAACCTCACCCGCTTTTTTTGCGAGCATTTCCATTTGTGCAGGGTCAGTAGCTGCCGCAATTTCCGCTTTTAATTGCCTTAACTCGGCCTTCATTGAGCCGACGCCCGTAAGTTTTAAAGGTATTGTAACTTCATTCATAACAATATTACTTTTAGTAGGTGCGAATTTCTAGGGTGGTGTTATTTAAGACGTCGTCTCGGTGGCTATGTCCGCTCGTTCTACACGTTACAATTACTATATCCCCGTCCGTGTTAATGTAGGCACTTGTTAAGTAGTCATGCTCTACGTTGTTAATCATTACGAAAGTATACAACGGGTCGAAAGGGCTTAATGCAACCCCTTTGTACTCACCCGAGGCGGTTCGAGTCCAGGTTACTAAGCCTATGTTATTACTTAGTTCTATTGCCGTAGGTGCAGCCGTTCCGACTTGGGTAAGGTTGGCAACGTAGTTTGTGCGTTGTACCGCTAGTCCGTTAATTCTAGGGGTTATAATTCCGTCTTCGTTTAGTGTTTGTCCGTCGCCAATTACCAAACCGCGCACGCCTTGCGCTATGGTGTTACCGCGTCCCATTACGGCTACTTGCGATCCAGATAATATAACGTTACCCGAATAAGTCGACGACCTTAACACGGAATCCAAAGCCGCTTGTACGTTTGGATTTGGTGAAGGGTTGCCCGTGTTTGTAATGAATGGGGCTAATTCTAGTTCGCTGTCTACGCTTATAAGTTCAACCTTTGTAAGTCCGTCCGTGTTTGCGTTGTAATCTATTACGCGGTTAATGTTCCACCATGAGTTGTCGATGCGGATTTTGTCGCTAAGCTTTAGGGCGTGTATGTCGTTTTCTGTAAGCCTAAAAAACGCGGTAAGCATTTTACCCTCATTAATTTGGTTAATGGTTCGACGCCAATACATATTGTAAAGCGTGTTGTTCGTTAACGTTTGAGGGTTGTAATAATAAAAGTCACACGTTCCAAAGTTAATGTCGAAGCTTGGCGTAAGGGCGTTATCAAAATGGGTAAGTGCTGGGTAAGTTTGTACGCCGTAAGTACCCGTAACACCCCCGTCGATTATGTCGTAAGACCCGCAAGATTGTTCGCCGCCGTCGTAAAGTATTCTTATGTTCGTCTTTGGTGCTTGGCCGTCAATCATGGGTACAACCGCGCCGAATGTTGTTTGCGCTATTGGCGTTGGACTAAAGATAAGTTCTTTCGTGTCTATGTCCTTAACGTATTCCGAATTGAATATGTATTCCTGTTGCCCGTAGATTTCGCGTGTCGCATCAAAATACAACGTGTTCGGCGTGTCGTTGTCTTGTTTGTAGGTTAAGATTAAACGCTTGTTTGTGACGTCGGGTAGGAACTCTAAATTTTGTTCGCGATCCTTTGCAAGCTTGTAAGTCCAGTCGCGCTCAGTTCCGTTGTCGTAATACTCGTCGCGGTGGGTTAAGATTATGTTGTTAGGTTGGTTCGGGTCTACGTCAGCGAATAGGTTGTACATTTGAAAGATTGACTTCACAAAGTCGCTTTGCTTAATCTTTTGCGGTACGTATTGGTTCATGGTCAAGAACCCGCCAATAGGTTGTGTGTTGCTGTTTGGTATTATTTCTACGCGTAGGTCTAAAATATTTACGTTTATGTCAACTTGAGCAGCCACACCCGCCGAAGTTCGCCAAGAAATTAAAGCCCCCGAAGGCGTACTAGACAAAACCCCAACGGCTAGCTTTAAAATATCTAGGGTGTTTATGTAGCCACTAGGACAAGTTACCCCAACATTTGCGTAAGTTCCGTAAGTAGACACGCCGCTAGGTATGTAGTCGTTAATTACTACGGGCGTAAGCAATGAAGGTGTACCCGTCAACGCGGGAGACAAAGCCCGCATAAACGGCGTAAAGCTTCTAGTCGCTGGAAAAAATCCTACTTGCGACGAAGAAAACGGGCGTACAGGACTAGCGCTTTGATTGTCAAAAATTACTTCGTATTGTATTGTTATGTTAAATTCGTATGCTTGGGAAGCCGCGGGGTCTGTGTTTGTAGGCGCTGAGTATTCACCCGTCACAGGATCGAATAAGTTTTGCGGGTCTAGTTCTTCGGTAAAGTTGTCTAGCACTTCTTCAAACTGCGCAAAAGTCCCGTTTGTTGGTTGTGTGTTTGTTGTCAACCATTCCGCTCTAGCCCTTACTTTGTAATCAGTCCAATCAATTTGGTTTTCTTCGCCGTTGTAAGGAATAAGTAATTTATCGAAACGGGCGTTTTGTAAGTCTGCCCACGTGTACGTGAAACCCGCGTTGGCAAAGATGCGGTCAAAGTAAGTCTTCGCGTAAATGGCGGGCTTAATTTGGCGCACGTTGTAAAGGTTGTCCGTGTCGTAAGGTAAAACGTATTTGTACCCGTTGGCTTGCGTAAATCCAAAGCTGCCAATTATAGCGCTAGAGTTGCTAAAATGGTTGAGGTCGGAAAAATCTAGGTCGGTTAGTTCGGCGTTTGTTATGGCTGTAAATAGCTCGGCTTTCGTGTCTTTGATTAGAACCTCGTAGTTTACAATTTGTTCGTGTGCGTCCGTAAGCTGTGACTTGTTTACGGCTATCAATTGTAAGACGGCGTTTTCCATTATGACCACGTCGTTTTGTAGGACTTGGCAATAGGTTAGCTGTGTAATGTCAAACGTTCCCGCGTCAATGTTGACGTCGTAATAATGATTAAGTAGCTGGTTGTTGTTGTCCGTTCCCGCTAACACAATAGTCTTTGAGAATGTACCCGAGCGTTTTGTTATGTCGCGGATTTCACCAACGGAAAAGGTAAGGGGGAAGCTGACGTCTTGGCGCACGTCTAGCACGCCTGTACTTAAAATAATCTTAACCATTTATAGCGTCGTTATTTGCTAGCTTGACAACTAGGGTGTATTTAATTAGGTTCTTGTTTCGCTGCCTAAAGACTTCGTAAGTGTTATTGGTTACAATTACAGGAACATAAGGGCCGCTTGTTACTAGCACGCCGTCGGGGCAGCTATACTCAACACGCTTCATGAATACTTGCGGTGAGGTTGTGAGTTCTTCAAAGTAAACGCTCATTTCGTCTGTAAGCCAATTCGTGTTTAGTTCGTATGTCTTGACGTTGTTTAGGTTAAACGTGCTATTCCCGAACTCAGTTGTATTGTACGTCCATTCGCCACCGCTTACAAACCCTTTCACGTCCTGGTTGTATTCGTCGCGTTGTACTTCGCCACGTTCTATGGCTCTAAGTTGAAACGCAAAGCTTGACATTGAACCCATCCGATCCAGAAAGGCTAGGTCGTATTCGGTAATGCTTTCGCGTCTGTCGATGTTTACGCGGTACTTAACAGAACTTTGCCCCGCGTCGTCGTACCAAAATTCGTAATACTTAGTTGTTGGGGTTATAAGCTGACCCGTACCCGTAAGCGTTCCGTAATTGTTCGGGCCTACTGCGACACCCTCAATGGTTGTATTGTTTGTGAGTAGCTTAAAGAACATGTCGCCGTTGTCGTTTTCAAAGACTATCTTTTTACCTACGCGACCCCTTACGTTAAGCCATAAGTCTTGGCCTAGGGTTGCGTTAAATTCCGTTTGCGGTTGGTTGGTTAGCCATTCTTTCGTCGGGCTGTTAGGGTTGTATTGATTTTGGTCGTATGTCGTGAATTGAACGAACGAACGCGCGCCGTTAAACACGTTCTTTGTTGAAAAGGTAGTAACGTCGTAAGTAACTACTTTACGTTGGTCTGCATAAACGACAGACCCGTTAACGTTGGCATCTGTTACGCTTGACCATGGCACGCTAACTTCGAACCAGGATCCGCTAGAATTGATTACAGAATGTAACCCTTCGAGTAATGGGTTAGCTGCGCCGCCGTCGTCTTGGGTTATGTTTATTTGGTCACCTATTGCAAACGTGTTTGTGACATTCACACGGACAAAGCCGCCCGAGTTGGTAAGTGCTGAGGTGTAATTGAACTGCGCTAGGTATTCTTCGCCCGTCTTTACTTGAAAGTTGTAATAACAATTAGCCGCGTCGTAGTCTGTTAAAACGCTAGGTTCAAAATCCCAACTAACGTATGAACTTAGGAACTTCGATAGGTCAAGTTCGCCGTAACCCGTGCTAAAAGTAGGTAGGACCTTAAAACGACCGATTAGGGTTGCGCCGTTGTATACGTCAAAAATGTACTTGAAGCCGTCTAGGTTCTTGTTAGTTGAGTCGACTATAAACTTTACGGGGTTGTAAGCGGGTGTAAAGCTTTGGGGTTGTGCTATTATTGTTTGTGCCATAACTATATTAATTTGCGCCCATCTTTAATTAGAAAGCAAAGTAGGCGTCGTCGGTGAAGTATTGTTCTTTTATGTAGGTCGTCGCGTAACGTGTCGCGTCCATAGCGTCATCATATAGCTTTACGGGTTCGTCTAAAATCTGGTCGCCTACCTTTTTCCATTTGTAGTTTTGGTATTCTTTCTTTAGGTGTTCGTTTTCAAGACACATAACTCCGAACGTCTTTATGTTGTCGATGCCTTTCTTAACGGACTTGTTCGCGTTTAGAACATTGTACCCCGCGTTGTTCATTTCGGCTATAATTTCGGGTCGTGCGTAGTCGGCTATTATTTCCGTTTCTTTTTCGATGTTTAAGTCAGCTAAGCGGTCGATGAGGTTCGAGGTTGTTAGGTAGCTTTCGTAAATTACAGGCTCAATGAAAATGTCTTTTTCGTGCCAATAGACGCGCACTAAAGCTGTCGGGTGATTGTAACCAAAATCGCATCCGTATACAAACTGAGTAAAGCGTGAGGGCCTGTGAGGTAAG